GTTTATTGGTTGGGAGAAAACTAAGCATCCAGAAGATCGTGGAGAAAAGGTAAGGACTTATGTTGAAGTTGTCTAAGTGTTCTCGTGCTGATTTTGTTTCAGCAATAAGCACTGACAAAGAAGATAACTTCGCCAAGACATTTGTTGCCAAAGCTGATATGCAAGACCAATGGGATTATTGCATTGGCGCATTCGATGGTAACGATTTAACTGCTGCGATTATTACCACAATCTCAAAGACCAAACCTCACGTTGCTAACCTTCAACTACTTCACACTTTCGTAAAGCATAGGGGTAAAGGTTCGGCTCGATTGCTCTGCGAGGATTCCTTAATACGAGCCAAAGCCAATGGCGCAAGTTACTTCAGGGTATCCTCTGAGAAGTCTGCGGTGGGTTTCTACGAGCGTCTTGGGTTTAAGTTTTGGGGAGCACAAAAGAGCGGATGCTCCCTATCAGTGTTTAGAATAGGGGGAAATACCTTCTTAGAGGGCGACTACGACCTCTCTGACACGACTATCAATAAAGCGGTCAACCGTAAGGGTAAAGGGGGTTGTACGACCCTCTACGAACTTGCAAACACCCAAAATAGGGTCAAATTAGACGTATTTTAAGGTCAAATATCGCTTTACTTTCATTGCGAAATAGGGTATAATAGTGGTTGTAAAAGTGAAAATTTGGACTAAATTATGTACACTGGGATAACCTACGGCTGGCGAAATATTGAAAATGGCAAGATGTATATCGGCTACCATAAGACCACTGAGGTAGATGATGGATACGTGTTTTCTACAGAAGATGAAGAAGCAAATAAAGCATGGGAATACGGCAAACTTCAGCGCCATATCCTGTACAAAGGCGATCAGTCTATTGCCATTACACTTGAAAACTTTCTTCTGAAAAAAGTCGGTGCTATTAAAAACCCACAATTCTATAATCGCTCAGTTGGTGGTGGTGTAGGTTGCGTTACTGATTTCTCAAACTTATCTTTGGCTGATAAGATGATTGGTTTGAATTGGATTAAAGGTATAGACCCACAGTATACCACAGCAGTTTCAGAAGTGGATAAAACTGATATCCAACAATTAAAAAATGATATTGCTGCTAGTAAATATGCAATTCATCCATACGAATCTGTTCGTGAAATTTATAAACTTGCAAGAATTCAAGTTCGTGAAAATCTAGAAGAACTTGAACATATGGAAGAGATTGCTGAGAAGATGAAAGATAATCCAGCAAAAGCAAGAGAGCATATATCTCCAGTTATTGTTGTAGTATTCCCTGATGGTTCAAAAAAGATAGTTGATGGTAATAATACTGTCGGTGCTGCGCACAAAGCCAAGTGGAAAGAGATCCCTGTAATTTATATTAACAGCACTGAGTTTAAAGACAAGTTGTGCAATATGAAGTGGTTTGGGTATGCCATGAACCACGCTGAGAAAATTAAGAAGCCAAACTCCAAAAATGATTTACGTAAAGCCATTATCGATTTTACTGACACTCATCCTGACTTAGAGATTGGTACTGAAGACTTTAAAGAAGCATTTAAAGATGCTTATGGGCAGTTCTGGACAACAAAACGTATTGCTGCTACTATTACTACAGTTAAGAATCATTTAGAAACTTGGGAACAAATTAAAAACAACAACTTCAAAGTATATTCAGATGATGAATTAAAAGAGATTGTTGATAATTTAGAAGATGAGTTCCCATATAAAGCAATTATTAGTTCGTCAATCAGTGGATGTTATAATTCGGGGATTGGCGGTATTATGAATAAGATGGGTGGCTTGGGCGACTGCTGGGATGCTATTATGGTTATCTCCTACCGTAGTATGGATGACTATAAACGTGGCTCTGAATATCTTGATAAATTAAATGAAGCCAAGAAACGTCTTCACCCAAATGTAAACTTAGAACTTAAAATATTAGACCCATTCAATGGATTACAGACAACCACAAAATAATAGAGAAGCGTTCATTCGCTGGTACGCATGGTCATTAAAATATGATGATTGTGATCCAGCTGTTTGGGCTACAAACTATCTTAACAAACGCTACGAGCATAATGACGAACAACGTCTTTGGCTTGCTTGGCTCTACGGTAACACTTATCAACTACCAACTGCGTGGGTGTTGATGAACGAGTTTCCTGATTATGAACTAGCAACAGTTGACAGAATTACGCAGTGGAATACAACAAACTATAAACGACTACGTTATCAAACTGATACCAAGTGGAACAAAGGTCATCTACCTACTATGTTTGCTTCTTATCAACAATTCATTGGTAACAGAACACAACGAGAAAGAATGGAAGGTTTTTATGGAGACAATGAAGAAGCAAACTTTGATAACCTGTGGCAAAGCGTTAAGTCTGGGCTGCATAAGTTTGGTCGCTATTCCACTTGGTTTTATCTTCAGCATCTTAAGCATACCGCTGGTATTCGCATCAGCCCTACTAGTCTCATGCTGGATGATTACGATGGCTCTCGCTCTCATCGTAATGGATTACTTTGCGCCCTCGGCAGGCATGACGATATGGATAGAAAACTCACTAACCAAGAGTATGCAACTCTTGAGTACGAAGCCAAATCTATACTCACAGAAACGAAACATAGATTCCCAGATTTGGAATCGCAAATAGATTTCTTTACAATGGAAACTTGTTTGTGTTCATTCAAGAAAATCTTTAGGGCACACCATGGTCGTTACCTTGGCTATTACCTAGATCGTCAAGCTGAGGAGATTATCAAAGCAGAAGGTGATGGATGGTATGGTATTGATTGGGATGTTCTTTGGCAAGCAAGAGATGAAACTATTGACTTGCGTTTAGACAACAAAAGAGGAATCGATAAAGAAAAGTTTCCTGCATTTATAAATTCAGGTAGAATAGAAAACTTGGAGTGGATGTTTGATGATGAAGAACCTATGTTGATTGGATTGGAGAATTTTTAATGGCTATAACTAAAGCACAGATGACTGCAATTACTGGTGCTATGTATGAAGATATGAATAGTAGTATAACTATTTCATCACCAATGATGGGTAGCGCAACTACGATTACTACTAGTTCTAATACTGTACCAATGCGTACTCCAACTGAAGTTATTTTAGATCGTTATCAGTTAAACGAGTTAACTGTTCAGCATAGAGTTCAAGAGTTTGAACTTATGAAACTGCGTGAAAGTAATGTAGATTATGCCACTGAGATTAAACGTAATCTAGCGAAGCTGGCTTCAGAAGAAGTTACTCAAAAAATGACCTTCACTAAGAAAACCGAAATTGATAGTGATACACATTCATTCCGTGGACGTGTTTGGGTCTTTAGTAAAGAAGAACTGATTAAAATGATCGAGGAAATTAGAAATGGCATTTAATGAAAACGTAGGTGTAGTTGACACCATCAATGTAGAAAGGGTAACTAATCCTATGAAGACTAGAAAGATTATCGCAGTTGGTGGTTCACCTGGAACTGGTAAGACTACTTTGTTTCGCAAATTTATGGAAGATAAAACTTGGCTAGAAGTTTCCCCTGCTAAGTTGGTGAATGCCAGCTATAATACCGAACGAGATCTATACGTTCTTGGTAAGTATGAGGAAGGTGAAGTATTCGCTGGCACTGACCGACTATCCATGGCAGTTCAACCACCTCTTCAAGAATGGCTCGCTTCTCATAATTGTAATATCCTTTTTGAAGGAGATCGGGTTTTTAACCAATCATTCCTAGAGTTCTGTATGGGTCTACCAAATACCCAGTTAGAAGTGGTATTCCTAAAGGCTCCAAAAGATATCCTAGAACAGAGATATAAAGATCGTGGTTCAGACCAATCTGAGCAATTCCTACGTGGAAGAGAAACTAAATATAGTAACTTGATGTCTAATTTCGATCTTATGCCATATATTACTGAGTTTGCAAACACTAACTTAGAGGAGCAAGGGAAGGTTCTTGCATTTATCGAGAAGCAATTTAGTTAAGCAAGATCTTTCTATGGAATATGACTTTCCTAGAGAACGCTGATTTTGACTGGATGGACTTACTCAATTTCTATGAGCGTCCATTTAGAGCAAAACTCATTCCAGCGAAAGTGTGGGTAGATCTAGATTCCTATAAGAATAATCCTGTTGGATTATCAAACTATGTTAGAAAATGGCGCACTAAGATTGAGTGGCGTCATGAAAAGTCCAAAGCAAGATGGACTGAAAATTATGTGGCTATCGGTGGTGAGTATTCTCCAGATGAACGCCAGATAACCCTTCAAATCTATACGCAAAAGTATAGCACATTCCCATTTACCGACAAGTCTTGGGCATCATTTAAGTTTCGCTTAATGCAAACTTTGATGCATGAGATAATCCACTTCATGCAATATGATAGACGTGGGGATGAGTGGAGCAATTACGTTGTTCCATATAAAAAAGTAGGAATCGCCAAGAAGGATGCTCAGAGAGAATACCTTTCTGAGTTTGATGAGATACAAGCATATGCGCATTGCGTGTATCTAGACTATAAAATGCGCAGACCAAATGAATCGTTATAAGACAAAACGAGATTCGTCTACACTTCACTTTTTCTTAAAGACATTTAATTATGATTTAAGAAACAATCACGCCACTCGTAAGATCATAGACCAGATCGGTAAATGGGATCGCAAGTATAAACGATTGACCTAAATATACCAAAAGTATAGGGGTCATAATGGCACAACAAGGTTTTGTTTACGAAGCGAATGCTTATAAAGCATTAGAGAAATTTGGCATCTCAGTTGGAGGTGTTGCTGGGGCATCTCACGATAAACCAGATTTATCTATTGTGACGAAAAGCGTTAAAACTCCAGCAGGTTGCGAGTTAAAGATCTCTCCAACTGCAGCTGGTTCACTTGTTCTAAAATACTACAAAGGTAAATGGGACTTCGGTGAAATCAAAGGCGATCCTGAAAAGGAAATGATGAAGGAAATCGCCACCCAATATAAACTCCTACAGAATATGAACACCTCTGGCGCTGAGGGTGCTCGCTGGCGTGGCAAGGTTCCAATCCTACAGAATGACCAAGCTGGTAAAAAGATTCTAACAGGTGGTATCAAAGACAAGCGTAAAGCGTATGAGATTGATATCGAGAACTTCAAAGGCGAGAATGAAGTTCATATAACAGTTCCAGCTAAAGCCATCTGCGACTATTATAATAAAAAGAAAACCCACTACCTGAACGTGGGCACTCATGGTTTCTATCTAATGAATAAATTAGATCCCCTGAAACTAAACGCCAAACTACAAAAGAAAATCGAAGACTTCTCCAATTGCGCATCTGCAAGAATTAGGGTTCGCTGCCAGTCTAAGGGTGGTGGAGATTATCAGTTTGTTATGACATTAGAATTCTCCAATGTTAAGAAGTCCGCATATAACCTATGTCCGATCTCCGCTCCAAACAACGTAACTATTAATACTGCTGCGTATAAACAAACCGAAAACCAGCTACTACTGAAAGCGTTTGCTTCTTAAAGTAGACATCTTATAAATAACCATATAACACTACTTAATTGATGGATTAAATGAAAGATTATAGACAACTAATCAGAGAACTACCGAGTAAAACGATAGTCCTAGCCTGTTCAAAGTTCAACCCTCCGACTATCGGACACGAACTTCTAATAAAGGCAGTCAAATCTGTAGCCGAGCAAAAGAATGCCAGCTATGCCATTTATGCATCCGATTCAAGCGATGCGAAAAAGAATCCCTTAATTGTAGAAAAGAAATTACAGTATTTGACCTCGCTGTTTCCGAACACGCAGTTTAATACTTACTCTGATAATATGAGCGAAGTGGTTGCTAAACTAAAAGAAACCTATCGCCATGTTATCATTGTTACCAGTGCAGACAAAGTAGCTTCCATGAAGAAATCTCTAAAGGAAGCTACAGTCATATCAGCTATGGATAACGATGCAGATAGTGACGATGCTACTCGTAATTATGCAATCAAAGGTTTATACGAAGATTTTAAAAAGAATCTACCGTCATCAATTCGTGACATTGATTCTCGTAGATTGATGAACGATATTAGAATTGGTTCAGGACTTGACCCAATCAAAGAAGAAATTAAATTAGTTAAAGACGAACTACGTGAACAATATTTCCGTGGTGAAATCTTTAATGTAGGTGAGCAAGTAGAAGCCGATGGACAACAATATGAAATTGTTAAGCGTGGTTCTAATCACCTACTATTAAAAGAGTCCACTGGCAAATTAGTTAGCAAGTGGATTCAGAATGTTAAATTAGTCGAGAAGAAAGTAGAAAAGAAAAAACTGAAGTCTTTTAAATCTACTGTAAGAAATACTGATCCAGCTGGTCTGGCTCCAAAAGATTTTACTTCTAATACATTTGATCCGTTTTCGAATACTGGAGTTGTTCAATGAATGAGTTAACAACAGCAATTAAAGTTTTGCTGGCGAATGCTACTGTAATGTATTACAAAGCACATCAGTTCCACTGGAACATTGAGGGTATTGAGTTCACTCAGTACCACGAGTTCTTTGGTGATTTATATACTGATGTTTATGAATCAATCGACCCAACTGCAGAATGGTTGCGTAAGTTAGATGACTATGCTCCAGTAAGTATGGATGAATTATTTAAGTATAAAACTTTAAAAGAAGAAACAACTAGAGTTGAACTTCTAGTAGATATTTTCGCAAGTCTTATTGCTGCAAACCAAGAAGTCATTGACAGCCTAAATAAAGTGTTCACTATTGCTAATGCCAATAAACAGCAAGGTGTTTGTAATTTTATAGCTGACCGAATAGATACTCACCAGAAGCATGCGTGGTTTTTACGTGCTTCTGCTAAGAAAATAGGATAACCCTCAAAAGTTGAGGGGATTGCAAATATCGCTTTACTTTTATTGCAAAATATAGTATAATAAGTTAATAGGATAAAAAATGAAATCGTTTCAAACATTTTTAAAAGAAGCTGCCGAAGAAGGTACTAAACTAAAGCACATTACTCATCCTGAAGATCGTCCACTGATGCATGGTCATGACGGATTTGAGCATGCTCATGGTGCTTTGACTCATGCGCATGAGCACATGAAGGCTGGCAAAAACAACTCTAATCTTACTACAAAGTATGATGGTTCTCCTGCTGTAGTTTTCGGTACACATCCTAAGAATGGTAAGTTCTTTGTTGCTTCTAAATCTGCATTCAACAAAGATCCAAAGATTAATCACACTGATGCTGACATTGATAAGAACCATGGCCATGCTCCAGGTCTTGCTGCTAAATTAAAAGCTGCGTTACACCACCTACCTAAAGTTACTCCAAAAGGTAAAGTCTATCAGGGCGACATTATGCACTCTGAAGGTGATGTTAAGCACGATAAGAAAACTGGCAAAGCATCTTTTACTCCAAACACTATTACCTATACTGCTTCTGGCGACGAAGCCAAGAAAGCTGCTAAAGCCAAAGTAGGTGTTGCTGTTCATACTCAATATCACGGTAAAGACATTCACTCAATGTCTGCTCACCACGAAGTTGATCACCATGAATTCAAACAACATGATGACGTGCATCACCATGACGCCAGCTACGATACTAGCAAAGCGTCTCACTCTCAAGCAAATCAAGATGAGTTCCATAAGCATATGGCTGCTGCCAAAGCAGTACATGATACTCATGGCGACAAAATGTATAATGCTATTCACCCTTCCCATAGCGGTGAGCATGGCCATCTAGCCACTTACATTAACTCAACTGTTCGTAATAACACTACTCCAAACGTAAAAGATTTTAAATCCCACCTTGAAGCGCATCACGCTAAACAAGTTGCTGGTGTTAAGACTGAAAAGTCTCAAGAAGCCAAACGTGCCAAGGGTAAAGAAGAAGTTGATCACGTAGAAAAGAATAAAGGTCATTACGAAAATGTATTGACTGCGCATAACCATCTAGCAGCTGCAAAGAACTCTTTGGTTAAATCTCTAGAAAGTGGTCATAGCAATTATGAACACCATATCGAAGGTAAAGAATCTAAGCCAGAAGGTTTCGTTGTTAACCACGAACACAATGGTAAGACTGAACCTTACAAGTTGGTTAATCG